CGGAGGTACAGCATGACAATCACGGGTTAAAAATCCATGCGAACACAACCTGCTATGCTGTTTTTCCCCCAAAAATGAAATTATGCGAACAGAGATTGTGCGTGTTTTGATTTTTTAATTCCCTTCTAATTCAACGATTATCCCTGTAATTTAACAAATGCTTCTGTGATTTAACGATTACCTCAGCCGTTTAACGATTATGACGGTACAGGAAGCCTCAATCCACATAAAACGCACAAAACCCCGCCGCAGAATCGCCCTGCCGCGGGGTTTACTCATGTGCTGAAACAACTGAAAAGCCTAATTTCAAGCGGTTTTCGGGCATAGAAAAAGTCCACCGTAATTCTATCAGAATTACGGTGGACTTATGGTGGAGCGAAACACCCAAAATCCGAACTCTTTAGCGTGGCGGTGTTCTGCCCCGACAGGTTGAATGTGAACACGATAGTCTTGCTCCCATCGTCTTCGTCATACACATAAATGGAGTTTACCAAGGTGTCGATCACACGTCTGCGGTACTCCACATCATCTATGTCGCCGCTCTTGAATGAGGTGAGCCAGTATTCGATACGCTCCCTCGTCAAGAGCGGCTTTTTCATTTCCTCGGCGGCTATCTTGCCCTCCACCTCATTCTTTTCTCCCTCAAGCTCTGTGAGCCTGTTTTTGGTGGAAGGAGTGATAATGCCCTGCTCTATGGCGCTGACGAGGTTGTTGATCTTTATGTGTATGCCTTTCAACTCGCCCTGCAAAGCCATGAGGTAGGAGTTGTCCGCAGAGTCACCCTCTATCAGCTCCATTGCTTTCTTCGCTATACGGGCTATATTCTCGTCTGTGAGAACTTTTTGGACAGTGAAGCGTACAACTACCTCCTCTAACCAATCCTTCCTCTCCGGGGCCTTTCTGCAAGCGAGAGAGCGTTTTCTGGCGGCACACTTGTAATAGTAGTAGACCTTGCCTGTTTTGGACGTGCCGCTTTCCCCGATCATAGGTGAGCCACAATGACCGCAGAATACCTTCGAGGTGAGCAAGTAGTCCTCGTGGGCCTTGCTCTTGGCTCTGGCGGTGCTGTTGTGTTTGAGCATAGCTTGTACCTTCTCGAAAAGAGTGTCTTCAATGATGGCGGGGACTCCGTGCGGTATCACCACGTCCATGTACTTGTACGTCCCTATATACTTCTCATTCCGCAGAATGGTCTTGAGGGAGTTCTTATTGAAGGGGTTGCCCCTTGCTGTCTTATATCCCTTCTCGTTGCAGTAGTCGATGATCTGAGACGCAGAGTGTCCATCGGCGTACATCTGAAATATCTCCTGCACGATCTTGGCCCCTATAGGCTCGACCACATACTTCCGATCTGGCCCTACAGTGTAGCCCAAGGCGAGGTTCGCCCCGCCCACGGCAATGCCCTGTAGGGCGTTTTCTTTTAGTCCCCGGCGTATGTTCCGGGCAAGGTTCTCAGAGTAATACTCGGCGTACCCCTCAAGGACGCTCTCAAGAATTATCCCCTCCGGGGTGTCCGGCATGGGCTGTTTGGCATAGAAGACCTTGACCCCATTCTTCTTGAGCTTGGCTTTGTAGATGGCGCTGTCGTACCTGTTCCGAGCAAAGCGGTCAAGGGTGTACATCACAACAGCTTCAAACTGCCGCTTCTCGCTGTCCCGTATGAGCTTTTGGAACATGGGCCTGTTGTCGGTCTTGCCGGAGAGCGCCCGGTCACAGTATTCGTTTATGATCGTAAATCCATTCTTCAAGGCGAACTCGTGGCACTCACGGAGCTGACCTTCTATGGACTCCTCCCGCTGGCTGTGGGAGCTGTATCTGGCATAAATTACCGCTTTCGTAATATCACCTCCAAGGCTCTCTTGCGTCTGAGCAGATCAATGGGAATGACCTTCTCAACCCGCAGTCTGGCCTTTATCCCCCTGCAACTCCTGTCTGTTGGCACGGCTCTCGAACTCATAGACGGCAGTCATGAACTCGTGCTTATCCCTCCGGGACAGGCCCCGGTAGACCCTCAAGATGTCCTCCTCGTCTGCGTCCTTCGGCTGGACGGCGGGGAGGTCTTCTTCGTCTGCAAAGAAGTCCATGACCGAGCATTGCAGTTCTTGGGCCAGTTGCACCATGACGGACTCCTTTGGGAGAGCGCCGTTATTCCATGTCGTGACCTTGGACGTGCTGAGTCCAAGACGCTTGCAGACGGCGGTGAGGGTGGTGTTCTGCTCGGCGCAGATACGGTTTATGTTCTCGGCGAATGTCATGGTGGAAACCTCCCGTGAAAAAAATTCTAAAAAATAGAGTTTACCCCCTTGACAACTCCGATAATCAGAATTATAATAACAACAAGAACTTCGGAAAGCGGAGTTGGCAATAAGAAACCGACCTCTCGAAACTGGCACTTTCGAGAAGTTGAAGGGGATTATCCGTGTAATAACTATAATAACAATAATTCTGTTTCTTGTCAATACAAATTCCGAAATTCAAAGCTACAGGAAGGAGGTAAATTCTCATGAGTCAAATTCAAGACCGCATGAAGAAGCTCGGTGTGACACAGGTGCAGATGATCTTGAGACTGAGAGAGCGAGGTATCACAGTCCAGCCCCCGGAAATGTCGAGTATCGTTCGTGGGGTCTACACCTACCCCAAAGCACAGAAGGTTCTCAATGAGTGCGACAAAATCCTCACGGAACTTGAACATGGCTCTTAATGAGCAACAGATCACAGACCTCGCAAAACCATTGAAGGGTATCTTGGAGAAATTCTACCAAGACCCGGAGAACGAGAAAGGATTTCAGAAATGGCTACAAGAGAAAGAAAAAGGCTCAACCGCCGCACGGTAGTGGCGATACAGGTTTACTCCTTCTTGGCTGGTATCTTCCTCGTTGGGCTGATCGCCGGACTCGTGATCGGAAGGTTGACCGCTCCTGCGGTGAAGACGGAAGCCGAGGACACTCAACCCACGCAGATCATGACCGAGACCGCAGAGCTTCCCACGATTGAGACCGTGGCCCCCACGGTGGCCTACTATGACGTGCCACTGTCCGAAGGGTTGCAGGAGTACATCTTCTTCCTCTGCGAAAGCGAGAACGTACCTGTCCCTCTGGTGCTGGCAATGATCGAAAAGGAAAGCGCCTTTGACGCTTCGGCAATCAGCCGCACCAATGACTACGGTCTCATGCAGATCAACAAAATGAACCATGAATGGCTCTCGGAGGAGTACGGGGTGACTGACTTCCTCGACCCGTTTCAGAACGTCTACTGCGGGATTGAGATTTTGAGCGATTACCTCTCCACCTACGAGGGGGACGTGGACAAGGCTCTCATGGCCTACAACATGGGCGAGTACGGAGCAAGTAAGCTCTGGAACAAGGGTATCACGTCCAGCTCCTACAGCGAGTCTGTGGTGGCTCTCATGGCTCACTACGAGGGAGGTGGACAGTAATGCCCGACACGATGGCTCTCAAGGACGGCACCGTTGAGGTGATCTTCCGGGAGCGAGACTTCGAGGAGCTTATCGAAAAGCACATGGGCTACGAAGCCGCCCGGTACTTCCGGGAGCTGATGGACGAACTGGAAGCCTACAGAGAGGAGGACGCAGATTATGACAAATAAGAAGCTCGGCAACACCTTCGAGACTGAGCTGTGTGAACTTCTCTACGCACACGGGTTCTGGTGTCACAACATGGCCCAAAACTCAAGCGGACAACCCGCCGATGTTATAGCGGTGAAAGACCACAAAGCCTACCTTATCGACTGCAAGGTATGTTCCAAGGGTCGGTTCGCTTTAGATCGAATGGAGGAAAATCAAGACCTGTCAATGGAGCTGTGGCGAGACTGCGGCAACGGCGAGGGCTGGTTTGCGGTGAAGGTCAACGATCAGATTTTCATGATACCGCACTTCTCCGTAAAGGCTGTGCGGAACGTGCAATCCTCCATGTCCGAGACCGAGATTTACGAGTACGGCACCCCTCTTGAGAGGTGGCTGAAAAAGAAATGAAGGTCACGGTCTCAAACAACATTGCAGTCGAAGATTACCCGGACGAGGTGCTTTTCTGGTGTCGCAGGAACCTTGTCATAGCGAACCCGGACTACGCCAAAAAAGCTCGTATGCACCTCTGGCTCGGTAACACCCCGGCTAAGCTCAGTCTGTTCGAGCAACACGGGAAGAAGCTGGTACTGCCGTTTGGGACGCTTCGGAGGTTCCCGGAGTTCGCACCCAAGGACACGATCTACCATAAGGAGTTCGCCGACCCCATGATGGTGGACTTCGGCGGGGCCGATGTTCCTCTCTATGACTACCAGCGCAAGGCTGTGGAGAGCGTCTACAGGAGCCAGTACGGTATTCTCTGTAGCCCTGCCGGGAGCGGCAAGACGCAAATGGGTATAGCCCTCGTGAAGCGGTTCGGGCGCACGGCCCTGTGGCTGACACATACGCTCGACCTCCTCAATCAGAGTAAAGCCCGTGCGGAAATGTACATGGACAAGTCGCTGATCGGCACCATCACGGAGGGCAAGGTCAACATCGGCGAGGGTATCACCTTCGCCACCGTACAGACGATGTGCAATTTGGACTTGACCCTCTACCGAGACCTGTGGGACGTGGTGATCGTGGACGAGTGCCACCGCTGTACCGGGACACCAACCGCCATGACGCAGTTCTACAAGGTGCTGAATGGCCTGTCGGCTCGGCACAAGATCGGGCTGTCCGCTACCGTACATCGGGCCGATGGAATGATCGTTGCCACCCATGCCCTGCTCGGTGAGATCGTCTACACCGTCCCCAAGGAGGAGGTTGCCGACAAGATCATGCGGGTCGGTATCAAGCCGCTCAACACGGGCGTGGAGATAGACCGCTCCTGCCTTAACACCGATGGCACCCTCAACTATACGAAGCTGATCTCCTATCTCTGCGAGGACTTCCGGCGAAACCACTTCATTTCGGGCTGGCTGGTCTACGAGCGAGATCACTCGTGCCTTATCCTCTCGGACAGGCTCGGACACCTTGAGTACCTTATGAACTCTCTGCCGGAGTCCATGCGGGAACAGGCCGTCATGGTGAGCGGGAAAATGACCTCGAAGAAGGGCAAGGCCGAGCGGGAGAAAGCGATTGAGGACATGAGGACAGGCCGGAAAAAGTACCTGTTCGCCACCTACTCGCTGGCAAAGGAAGGGCTGGACATACCACGGCTGGACAGGCTGTTTCTCACTACCCCGCAGAAAGATTACACCGTTGTGACGCAGAGTATCGGGCGTATTGATCGAGCGTTCGAGGGCAAAGAAGGCCCCGTGGCCTATGACTTCGTGGACAATATCGCCTACCTTGTCAAGAGCTACAAGAAGCGGTGTACGGTCTATCGGAAGAATGGGTGCTATTTCGTACAGTGAGGAGGTGCCGAAATGAAATATATCGCAAGTTGCTCTTTCGGCAAGGACTCTCTCGCTATGGTGCTGTTCCTACTGGAAAACGGCTATCCGCTGGACGAGGTGATCTTCTACGACACAGGAATGGAGTTTGACGCTATATACCGAAACCGGGACAAGCTGAGACCCATTCTCGAAGCTCATGGTGTGAAGTACACCGAGCTTTACCCCTCGCCCTCGTTCCTGTATCAAATGCTGGAAAGACCCGTCAAGGGCAAAACCAATCCCGATCATAAGGGCTACGGCTGGTGCGGCGGGTCTTGCCGATGGGGAACAACCGCAAAGAACAAAACCATTTCTCAATATTTGTCTGTCTACGCCGAGAAGGGCTACGAGGAGTACATCGGTATCGCTTATGACGAGCCGAACCGTTTGAAAGAAAAGCTCTACCCCCTCTACGAAAACCGCATGAAAGAAGCTGACTGTTTACGGTTTTGCAGAGAGAGGATGTGGAACTGGCTTGAGGACGGAGTTGACCTGTACGACATTCTTGATCGGGTCTCGTGCTGGTGCTGTGCGAACAAAAATCGCAAGGAGCTGTTCAACATCTACCTCTACCTCCCACGGTATTGGGAAAAGCTCAAGGCTTTACAGGCTCAGATCGACAGGCCCATGAAGAAGTTCACAAACAAGAAGTATGGAGATTATGGAAACCTGTTTGAGTTGGAAAAAGTATTTGCCGAGGAACGCTCCGACTGGCTGGACAGGCTGTTAGAAGGGAGTGATTGAACTGAACCTCATTGTGTATGACGTGGAAGTCTTCGCCTATGACTGGCTCGTGGTGTTCAAAGATCATGAGACGGGTCATAAGACCGAAATACATAACGACAACGAAGCGGCGAAAGCCTGTATTGACGGTGCCGCTGTGTACTGCGGGTTCAACAATAAGCACTACGATCAATTCATCATGAAAGCGATCTGTTTGGGCTGTACCCCGCAGGAGATCAAGGCTCTCAACGATTACATCATCGGCGGCGGTCAAGGTTGGGACTATCAACTTATTAAGGACAACTACTTCTACTTCGCCAACACCGACATCAAGGACGATATGCAGATGGGGCTTTCCCTCAAGGCTATCGAAGGGCATTTGGGCCAGTCCGTGCAGGAGTCCACGGTTCCGTTCGACATTGACCGCCCTCTCACCGAGGAGGAGATACGGGAGACCTTCTTCTACTGTGGACACGATGTTGACATGACCGACCAACTCCTCACGATACGGAAGAACTACCTCAAGTCCAAGATCAATATAGGCCGACTGGCTGGCATTGACGATGTAAAGGCTCTGAGCATGACGAACGCCAAGCTGACCGCCGCTCTGCTCCAAGCCACCAGACAGCCCCACACGGACGAGAGGGAGTACAAGTACCCGGACAACCTTCTGCGTGAGTTCATTCCCCCGGAGGTCTTCGAGTTCTTTGACCGTATGAAGGACACCACGGTTGACGATAAGGAGCTGTTCTCGGCGAAGATCGAACTGTCCATCGGGGAGTGTCCCGTCACCATCGGTTACGGCGGTATTCATGGAGCGGTGCCAAACTTCTTTTGGGACAGCGAGACCTCGGAGACGGTAATACGGAACTTCGATGTGGCGAGTTACTACCCCCACCTCATGACGATCTGCGGCTACACCTCCCGGAACATTCCCTCGCCGGAGATTTTCAGTGAAGTTCTTGAGCGCCGCATGAAAGCCAAGGCCGCAGGAGACACCGCCACCGCCAACGCCCTCAAGCTGGTCGTGAACACCACCTACGGGGCCATGCTCAATCAGTACAACGACCTCTATGACCCCCTTATGGGTCGCTCGGTCTGTATCACGGGACAGCTCTTTCTTTTGGAGCTGGCAGAACACCTCCACCGGGACATTCCCGATCTGAGGGTGGTACAGCTCAACACGGACGGTATCATGATTGAATTTGCCGAGACGTGGGCCGGGAAGGTCAAGGAGATCGTGGACGAGTGGCAGTCCCGGACAGGCTTTGAGCTTGAGGAGGACTCAATCGTCAAGATCGCTCAGAAGGACGTGAACAACTACGTTGAGGTGCAGAACGGCGGCAAGGCCAAAGCAAAGGGTGGCTACCTTGTCCGGGGTATCGCCCCGGCAGGAGCGTTCAACATCAACAACAATGCCTGTATCGTTGCCACCGCCCTCACGCAGTATTTCGTCAACGGCACCCCGGTTGAGGAGACGATCAATTCCTGCACCGACATCTTCCAGTTCCAGCTTATCGCAAAGGCTGGCATGAAGTACCGGGAAGCCTATCACCTTGTCGATGGTGTAAAACAGCCCGTGCAGAGGGTCAACAGGGTCTACGCCACCAAAGACCAGCGGTACGGGAAGCTGTTCAAGGTCAAGGCAGAGAACGACAGCACCGCCAAGATCGAAATGCTCCCGGAGCATTGCATTATCGACAATGACAATCAGCTCTCCATTGACGATGTGGACAGGCAGTTCTACATCGACATGGCGAAAAAACGTATTAACGATTTCTTGGGTATCAAGCCCGAAAAAAAGTCAAGGAGGAAAAACACTATGGCAACCGCAAGTACCACGAAGAAAGCTGAGACCGCTCCCATGAACGTGTATCAGCGCCTACTCACGGCGAGGGCGAAGTTCCTCGAAGCGGACGTGCAGAAGACCGGGAAGAATATGCACCTCTCCTTCAAATACTTCGAGCTGGACGATATTGTCCCTCCCGCTACCCGGATTTTCACCGAGGTCGGCCTTGTACCGCTGGTGAACTTCACCGCCGACACCGCCACCATGACCGTGGTGAACACCGACAACCCGGAGGACACCATCGTCTTCACCGCCCCGTTTAACCAGATCGCTCCTATCGTGAGCAACGCCGGGAAACAGGCCACCAACGAAATGCAAGCCCTCGGCTCGTCCATCACCTATATGCGCCGCTACCTGTACATGATGGCTCTGGACATCTGCGAGAACGATGGCATTGACGGCAGTCTCGGCGCTGACACCCCGGCCCCCGCTCCCGCACCCAAGGCCCCTCCTGCCACTCCCGAACAGCGTGAGGAGGTCAAGAACGAGCTGACGAACCCGGAGGGCAACGCCACGCCCTTGCAGATCAGACAGCTCAAGAACGCCCTCAAGAAGCTCAAAACGGCTCGTCCCGACAAGGAGGAGTATATCGCTCAGATCGCCGTGCAGACCAAGGGCTTCACCGTGATCTCCAAGGAGGACTGCGAGAAGATTTTGACGGGCGTGTCCAAACTGCTGGCCCCCGCCGAGGAAGGTGGTGAGAAAGAATGAAATGGGTAGAGAAACACCTTGAGATCGACATTCCCAAGCGGCCCAAGAAGATCACCGCCACCCGGTTCGCCACTATCTTGGGGTTGAACCCGTGGTCTACCCCCTTTGAAATCTGGTGCGAGATCACCAAGACGTACCAGAAGCCCTTCGAGGACACGATCTATACCCTCGCTGGCAAGGCGATTGAGCCAAAACAGATCACCTACATGAAGGAAGCCTACGCTATGGACAATCTGCGGACTCCCACCGATGTCTATGGTGCCGACTACTTCAACAAGACCTACGGCGACTTCTTCCATGACACGCCAATCTTCGGCGGTATGTGGGACTCCCTGCTGGTGGACGAGAACGGCAAGCCGGAAGCGGTGTTGGAGTTCAAGACCACGAAGCGGAGCGAGGATTGGGCCAAGGACGTGCCGGAGTATTACGCCCTGCAAGCGGCCCTGTACGCCTATCTGCTCGGCGTGGACGATGTTATCATGATCGCTTCCTTCCTTGAGACCAAGGACTACGAACACCCGGAGAAGTTCAAGCCCTCGGCGAAGAACACGATCACGGTGGAGTTCAAGGTCTCACAGAGATACCCCGACTTCGACATGATGGTCGCAAACGCTTCCGGCTGGTGGAAAGCCCATGTGGAGGGCGGTGTGTCCCCGGACTTTGACGAGAAGCGGGACGCTGAAATTCTCAAGATTTTGCGTACCAACAGTCTGTCCCCGGACACCGACATCAATGAGCTGATCGCCGAAGCCGAAGGTCTCAAGGCCGAGGTGGACAAGGCCAACGCCGCCATTGCCGACAAGGAAAAGCGGCTCAAGGAGATCGGCGAGATCATCAAGGAACACGCTGTAAGCCAGTTCCGTCCCGGCGATAAGAAGGTGGAGGTCAAGGGCAGTATCTACACTTGGTCGATCTCCCGCTCCGATACCACCACCATCGACAAGGACGCTCTCAAGAAGGACGGACTGTTGGACAAGTACAGCAAGACCGCCACGCAGTATCGTATGACGGTGAAATAAAGGAGGAAACCACCATGTATGTAAACCCGTTCTGGTTTGGTGTGATCTGCACCATCGTTGTCGAAGTCGTGCTGTTGATCGTGTGGGCCATGATCTGCGGCACCAAGAAATAATTTAGAGGAGGAAACTACAATGGCAAGAATACCCATGACGAGCGGCTTTGTGCTTATCCCGGAGGGAACCTACGTTTTCGGCATTTACGCCGCTACCTATGACGAGGAGTTTGGCAAGATCGAAGTGAAGCTGGTGACGGCGAAGGGCATGACCCACACCGAACGCTTCTCCATCAAGGACTCCAACGACCAGCTCAACGAAAAGGCGCTTAACGCTTTCTCGTACTTCGCCAAGACCGCCATGAACGACTTCGATCTGGAAGACGTTGACCCGGAGGAGTTGATCGGTCACTACATCGAAGCCGAGGTCGTTCACACTCAGCTCCCGTCCAACAAAGACCCCAACAAAATGGTGACGTTCGCCAACCTCGGCGACAAAGCCGCCGCTGACGGCTTTGACGAGGAGCCTACGGCCCGTGTGCTGGCTCTCATGAGCGGTGAGCAGGGTAAGAGTACCCCCAAGCCAAAGACCGCTCAGAAAGCCGCTCAGAAGCCGCAGGAGGCCCCTTCTACGGCGGCACCCGCCAAGGGTCTCGATCTGGACGCTCTGCTCGGAGATTAAGGCCGTGAGGGGGAGCCACCCGCTCCCCCTCTCAAAAGGGAGGTAAGTACAAATGACAACCGAAGAAAGGTATCTGATCTTCCTCGCAGGGCCGCACCCCATGATCTCCCCGGAGTTCCTTGAATGGCTCAAGGCCAACGGGTTCTTTACGGCCCCGGCAAGTACCAAGTATCACGGCAACTATGAGGGCGGTCTGTGCGATCATTCCATTGCCGTCACCAAGAGTCTGCTCATGTTGACCGAGGACAATCGGCTGGAATGGCAGAGGGAGGAAAGCCCTCTGATCGTGGGTATGTTTCACGACCTCTGCAAGATCGACCAATACGTCCACCCGGTTATCGGGGAGACCTTGGCTGGCGAGAAAATCCACGACCCGTCCTCGTGGGAGTACAACACCAAGACGCTTCTCAAGGGCCACGGCGATAAATCGGTCATGCTCCTGTCTCAGTTCATGGCTCTGACTGAGGAGGAAGTGCTGTGTATTCGCTACCACATGGGCGCTTTCACCGAGCGTGAGGAGTGGAACGACTACACCAGAGCCATTCACAAATACCCGAACGTACTATGGACGCACCAAGCCGACATGATTGCGTCCCACGTCCTCGGAACATGAAGGAGGGAGAACCAATGAAGTACAAGCTCAAAAATGTGAACGGGCGGGTCAAGTCCATGCTCAAGACCGGGAAGGACTACTCCGTCAACACCATTTCGATCTCGGCGGCACAGCACATCATCGACAACGGCAAGATCACCGAGTCCGACAGGGAGGGCTACCCGATCTGCGTGGACGGTCTCTGGTATTTCGAGGGTGAGCCTGTGGTGGAACGCAGACCGAGAGAAAAGGCGGCGCACCATGAGACAAAGGTATAAGGATATTCAGTTCCGGGGCCGGAGCTTGGAGCTGATCGACCTCGTGAACAAGGTGATCGCTTCCTACAAGGCGCAGGGCTTCGAGCTGACCTTGAGACAGGTCTACTATCAGATGGTGGCCCGTGGGTTCATACCCAACAACGAGAGGTCGTACAAGAACCTCGGCAACCTTATCAATGACGGGCGGCTGGCGGGGTACATCGACTGGAACGCCATTGTTGACCGTACCCGCAACATACGCCGGAACTCCCATTGGAGCGAACCGTCTGAGGTGATCGACTCGGCCCGATGGTCGTATCTGCTGGACAAGTGGCACGATCAGCCCAACTACGTTGAAGTGTGGGTCGAGAAGGACGCTCTGGTGGACATCGTGGGACAGGCTTGCCGCCCTCTGGATATTCCCTTCTTCTCCTGCCGTGGGTACACCTCACAATCCGAAATGTGGGGAGCCGCACAGCGATTTATCCGGCAGGACTACCGGGAGGGGCGGTACATAATCCACCTCGGCGATCATGACCCCTCTGGTATCGACATGACCCGTGATATACAGGAACGGCTCTATATGTTCGGTGCAGACGTGGAGGTCAAGCGTATCGCCCTCACGATGGCACAGGTGGACACCTACAACCCGCCGCCGAACCCCGCCAAGATCACCGACAGTCGGTGCGGCAAGTATATTGACGAGTACGGCGAGGAGTCGTGGGAGCTGGACGCTCTTGAGCCGCAGATGTTGGTCTCCCTTATCACCAACGAAGTCACCGCCTTGCGGGACGATGATCTCTACAGCGCCGTTGTGCGCCGGGAGGAGCGGGAGAAGGACGAGCTTCAACTGATTTGCGACAACTACGACAACGTGATCGAATATCTGAAAGGAGAATAAAGAGCATGGCAAGGACTTTCTATTCCGAATATGTCACCCATTGCATGAGGTTCTATGCCCGTCACCCCGACCCCCGGTTCAAGACGGACGCTGACAAAAAGAACTGGCTGGCCTGTGACAACGCCCTCAAACAGTTTACCCCGGAGGAGAAGGATATTCTCGTGACGGTCTACCGGGAGGGTGACACCATTCCCGATAACGTCTACGAGGTCTCCAAGAAGCGGGGCATGAAACAGGACAGGGTGTGGGCGCTAATCGGCGACATGGAGCGCAAGATCGCCAAGCGCCGGGGTCTGTTATGACCCGGTACGAGAACATACCGGGAGAGCTTCGGGAGCTGGAACAATGGGTATGCACCCATGAAGGGAGCAAGGTGCCATTCCGGGCCTTTGAGCATGAACCAGCGTCCTCCGTGACCCCCGAAACGTGGTCTGATTTCGACACGGCCCTCAAAGCCGTGTCGGAGGGCCACTACGACTACTGCGGGTTCGTCTTCGCCGACAACGGTATCGTGGGTATCGACATCGACAGGGGCTTTGACGAGGAGGGCTTTGTGACCCCGCTGGCGGCTGACATCATCGGGCGGTGCCAGAGCTACACGGAGAAGTCCAAGAGCGGCAGGGGTTTTCACATTCTGCTCAAGGGTGATCTCCCGTTCAAGGGCAAGAACAACTTGCAAGGGCTGGAAATCTACAAGGCTTCCCGGTACTTCATCATGACGGGCGACACCCTGCTCTACAGTTCCATCGTGGAAGACCAAGCGGCGATAGATTATGTAGTCGAGACCTACTTCCCGGAGACTCAGCGTGAAGGTTCCGGCAATGGGTACAACGGGCGCATTTACTCTCCCGTGTGGAGTCTCCCGGAAGATGGACGCATAAAGCTCCGGCCTGTGTACCCCCGTATTCCTAACGGGAGCCGGAACATCTGTCTGACCTCGCTGGCTGGTATGCTCCATAACCAAGGCTACAGCAAGGGGCAGATTTATGACGAGCTGGTCTACGCCAACACCGTGGCCTGTGACCCTCCTCTGGACAAACGGGAGATACAGACCATTTGCAACAGCGTGACCCGATACAAACGATAAGGAAGTGAACGTATGAACCGAGCTGAAATTCTCCAAGCCGCCGAGAAGTGCGTGTGCGGCGCACGGGAGCAGGACTACGGCAAGCCGGAGGACAACTTCTACACCATCGGCCTGTTGTGGTCGGTCTACCTCCGGGCGGCGCACCCGGAGCTGGCTCAAGTCATGGGTATGAACCACATCGACCCCAAGGACGTGTCGATCATGATGGCTCTGCTCAAGGTGGCCCGTATCGCAACAGGGTCAAGCCCCGATAGCTTTGTCGATCTGGCTGGCTACGCCGCCTGTGCCGGGGAGATCGTGACCGGGGATAAGAAGTAGCACGAAAAAGATAAAAAATTTTCAAAAAGGTATTGACATCTAATCTTATCCGTGCTATACTCTAATCACAACAGGATAATAAACAATCCGAGCAAGACAAAGGAGGTGATAACCGATGGACAACGAGAAAATCTGTCCGCTCCTCACCACAAACACGGTAGTCCAGCGAGATACCGTCAAGATCGGCACTCAGCCTGTGATCTGTCTACGAGAGGGCTGTGCGTGGTGGGACGCAGAGCGGCAGAAATGCGCTGTCGCTGTAACACCTCCCCGGAGGTGAGATCATTTGCAACCTCGCTGTGAAGTATGCAGGAAGCGTTGTTGGTGCCGCTCCTGCCCTCAAAATGAGAAATGCCGACACGCCAACAAACGGAAGTGCAGACCCGTATGTTACTGCACGATAAAAATTAAGGAGGTATCTACCTATGAACGTACTGAGAACTCAGAGCATGGAGACCGAGACCTTTGAGGTCGGTGACGTGATCTCCTTCCAGCTCACCGATGGCGAAGCGGTCAAGGCTATGGCTGTGAAGCCGGAGGACGACCACATGATCTTTCTGTTCGTGGACTGTCTGGCGAAGGAGTACGCCATGAACGAGGAGGACAGCAACCGGGGCGGCTATATCGCTTCCGACCTTCGCGCGGCCCTCAACGGTGAAATCCTTGATCGCTTCCCGGAGGAGATCAAGAGCCGCATGGTTCCGTTTGCCACGGGCGATCTGCTCCGGCTCCCCACGGAAAAAGAAATTTTCGGGGTCAATGAGTACGCCGAGGACGAGGGCGAGGGTGTCACTCAGTTCGAGCCGATGAAGGAGCGCCGCAACCGTATCGCTTTTCAAGGGCTTGAGGGCGCTTGGGAGTGGTACTGGCTGGCGAACAAGCGCAAGGGTTCCGCTTCCTATTTCGCCGCTGTCACCACCAGTGGCCTTGCGTACTACTACGACGCTTCTGATCCTATTGGCGTTCGCCCCGCTTTCAAAATCTGAAATCTGCGCCCCCTTGTGGGGCGCAGGAAAACCAACAACATAAAACCAAAATTTTAAGGAGGATATTTCAATGAGTCTCGAAAAGGCAAGTATCGCTTGGAGCGCCAAGCAACTCAAGAGCATGATCGCCAACGGCAAGATTGACTTCAACCACATCGTCCAGCGGAGCTATGTGTGGGAGCGGAAGCGCAAGTCCGCTCTGATCGAGAGCATGGTTCTCGGCTACCCCATTCCCCCGGTGTTCGCCAAGCGGCTCACCGACAGCGAGGAGGGCAAGAAGTCCAAGAACGTGGTCTACTGCATTATGGACGGGAAACAGCGGCTTTCCTCCGTGGCGCAGTTCCTCAATGACGAGTATGCTCTGACCGAGCTGGAACCCGTCAAGTACCACGATGAAGCCGAGAACGCCGATGTGGAGTTCAACATGACCGGGTGCAAATTCTCCGATCTGCCGGAGGGCTTGCAGGACATTCTCAATAGCACCATGTTCTCCGTCACCTACTTCGACAACCTCACCGCCGAGGAGGAACGGGAGCTGTTCAAGCGGCTCAACGCTGGCAAGCCCCTCAGTACCAAGTCCCGGCTCCTCGCTTCCTGCGCCGACATCGAAGGTCTGCTCAAGATCGGCTCCCATGAGCTGTTCGATACCATGCTGACCGACAAGGCCAAGGACAACAAGAACCAAGTCACCATCGTCATGAAAGCGTGGTGCATGATGAACACCCCGCTTGAGGAGGTCTCCTTCGAGAGCCGTTCCTTCAACCCCCTGTTCGAGTCCACGGCGATCACCGCCGAGGAGAGGGCCGAGCTGGACAAGGTGTTCGATCTGATCTCCGAGACTCACGGCGCTCTGATCGAGAAGGGCGAGTCCAAGATTGCCAAGAAGCTGTACACCGAGACCCACATGATCTCTCTGGTGCCGTTCTTCGCCAAGGCTATCAAGGACGAGCTGACCGCCGATCTCATGGCTGACTGGCTGATCGACTTCTTCTCCTCCGACTCCGGGGCCAGTGTGTCCGAGGACTACAACACCGCCGCAGGGAACGGCTCTGCCAAGAACTCCAACATTGTCCTGCGTCACAACGCCCTCAACGACTCCTATGAGGAGTTCTTCGAGGACGAGGAGGACACCGAGGAGACCGACACGGCTGAATAACCCACGGGCCGGGGCAGGGGTTGGCTCCGCTGACCTCTGCCCCATCGGTGGAGAAACGGAGGTATTCGTATGAACGAAAAACAGAAAAAGGAAATCTCGGTGGCGTTCCAACTGCTCTCCCACACCCTCAAGAAGAACAAGTGCAGTCTGGCAACGGATAACACGGGCAAGCTCTTTGTCTTCTCCACCGAAGAATATGAGCAGAACGGCAATGACCTCACAAAATGCTCTGGTGTAGTGGTCGAACTGCGGAGCTTGGTGGGGTGATGGCATGACTACAGACAGAGAGCTTTTTGAACTCCACTCCGGGCGTATCATCATGGACGAAGACCTGTCCGACAAGATGTACACGATCAAGTCATACCACCCGGAGAAATCGGACGAGACCAGCTCCGGCTTTGAATGGTCTGAAATGGGTATGGCGAACCTGTTCGGTGTGCTGTACAGCCGTGAAGCCCGGTACTGCCCGGAACATAAGAGCTGGTACACCTACTTCGAGGGCGCATGGCGGCGGGACGAGGGCGCTATCCTCGTGTCCGAGAAGATCAAAGACTTCGTGCGGCTCATGATCTTGTACTGCGGGGAGATCGTGGACGATGATACCCGGAAGAACTACACCAAGTTCGTCAACAGCATGGGAGACCGCCGCATGAGAGACCGTATTCTCAAGGACGCAACGGGCGAACTGCGTATCAATGCCACCGACTTCGACTCCAACCCGTACCTTATCAACTGTCTCAACGGTACATACGATCTCAGCGACTTCTCCTTCCGGGAAGCGAGGTGGGACGATTTTCTCACCATGCAGACCAACTTCCGGCATACGGTACGCCGTGATGTGAAGTGTGAACGGTGGGAGCAGTTCATTGAGGAAGTGACCGAGGGCAATCGGGACAAGGCCGACTTCCTGCAACGGGCTTTGGGGTACTCCATGCTCGGCATGAGCAACGAGGAGTGTATGTTCATTCTCCACGGCAAGACTACCCGGAACGGCAAGTCCACCCTGCTCAACACCATTGAGACCATGTTGGGTGACTATTCCAAGGTTGTCCCGGTGGGTATGATCTGCCGGGGAGACAGGCAGAAGGACGCAGAAGCCGCTTCTCCTACCCTCGCCGGACTCAAGGGCAAGAGGTTCGTCACCATGTCCGAAAGCAATGAGTACGGCAAGCTGGACGAGGAGAAGATCAAACAGCTCACAGGTGGTGAGGAAATCTCGGCCCGTGCGCTGTATCAATCGGCGATCACCTTCAAGCCGCAGTTCACCCTCTGGCTCTCGTGCAACGATCTTCCGATGGTGACGGACAAGAGCCTGTTCGCTTCCGAGCGTATCAAGGTCATTGAGTTCAACAGGCACTTCACCCCGGAGGAGCAGGACACGCACCTCAAGGACGAGCTGACCTCCCCGGAAGCCATGAGCGGGATTTTCATGTGGCTGGTGCGAGGGTATATCCGCTACAAGGAAAACGGTCTCAAGATGTCCTCGGAGCTGAGACAGGTCGTGACCCGGTATGAGCGGGACAATGATCTGGTGTTGCAGTTCTTGGAGAACCGCTGTGTGCGGGACGAGAGCGCCAACGTGAAGTCGAAAGACCTGTACAACGCTTTCAAACTGTGGGCCAAGTCTGAGGGTGCTTTCGTCCTCTCGGCCCGGAAGTTCAACGCCGAAATGGAGCGTCATCCGGAGTGGTTTGATCGGAAGTCTACATCTTCCGGGTTCATGATCTATTGGGGCGTGAAGATGAAGGAGGTAGTGTAGAAATGGAAATGAACGAAACCAAGTCGAGTGGCTTGCTCAACTCTGCCGAGGGGCTTCGCAAGCTCATTCTTGAGAACCCGACTCTGCCCCTGCTGGTCTTTGCCGGGGAGGACTGTAACTACGGCGACTACAGCTATATGTCCTGTAGTTATGTCAATGCTTCGGTTGGAGAGTTCCTTGACTGTTTACAGACCGTGAATGACGAGCTGTGCTTTACTGACCGGGACGAGTTCAAGGAAGAAATCGCTGACCGACTCTCCTGCGAGGACGGCATAGAGTCTCTTTCCGACAAGGAATTTGACGAGCGGGTGGAGAAGGAAGCGGCGCAGTACGAGCCGTATTGGAAGCCCTGTATTATCCTGTATGTAAATAACTGAGGAGGACAAGCCCATGAATATCCCGAAATCCATCAAGATCGGCGGCGTGACCTATGCCGTGGAGATCACCGACAAGCTCAACCTTGGGAACGTCAACTACTCCGGGGAGATTGATTATGTCAACCTCGTTATCCGAGTGGCCCCGAACGCTCCTCAGAAACAGGAGGTTGATCTGGTACACGAGCTTCTTCATGGTATCGCCGACCACCTTGGCTACAGCGACCATGACGAAAAGAAAATTGACGAACTGGCCCATGCCCTGTACATGGTGGTGCAGGACAACCCGGAGCTGTTCGCACCGAAGAAGGAGGAACCTATTAATGTCACCGAATGAATATCAGAGAGAAGCCCTGCGGACTGCCGGGGCTACCGACCCGAAAGACCTCATGCTCAACGGGGCAATGGGTCTCTGCGGCGAAGCTGGCGAGGTCATAGACCTCATGAAAAAGCACCTGTTCCAAGGTCACGATCTGGACAAGGCCCATGTGGTGAAGGAACTCGGAGACGTGGCGTGGTATCTCGCCGTGACCGCCTATGCCCTTGGATATGACCTTGAGACGGTGCTGATGATGAACGTCCACAAGCTCCGCATGAGATACCCGGACGGCTTTGACGCAGAACGGTCACAGCACAGGGAGGGCGGGGACGTATGATCTACACTGTGTCCAAGGAGCGGGGGTCTTCCCGCTGGTACGTCCACCCTGTCGGCGACCCCAAGGCCGCAGTACCCGGCTCTGCCGGGGACAAGAAACGGGCGCTCCATATCGCCGCCGACTATGAGGGCGTGAGCTACAAAGACTACATGGCCCTGCGCCGGAAGGAGGGCCGGGAGATATGAAGACTGACCCCTGTGTCTGCGGCACCTCTCCTGTCTGTATTCTCAAGACTGGCAGGGACGAGCGGGTGGTGTCTATCAAATGCGAGTCCTGCGGGAAGGAGATCATCACTTCCGGGCCTACTTCCGAGCCGGAGAGAACGACTCTGCAACGGGCTTGTGACCTCTGGAATGAGAACATGAAGAAGCTGTCCGGCAGGGTTGAAGACCTTCCCGGAGACCCCATGTTGCGGGAGCTGATGGGGCTGATCGCAGACGTGAACCCGGTTGAGATCGTTGCTCAAGCTATCGGTCAAAACCTCCCCGCATGGTGCAATCAATGGCGCATGAAAGCCGCTATGTTGGTCGGTTTTCTTGACGAAAAGCTCAAACAATCTAAATCGGATTGATTTAGTATCAAAAACGACATTTGGAAAATCGCACGAATAAGATTAAATGTTGTCTTTTGAGTGAGACCGCTGGACGGTCATGGGAAGTAGTAAAAGTAGTGGAAAATAGCTTTTTGCGTGTAACTTCCTCTATATAGAAAATCCCTACTATTAAAAGTTACACGCAAAACCTTGAGTTTTACTACTTTTACTACTCCAATAAGAAGAATAAGAAAAAAGAGGACTCTCCCGGTGCGTGGGTGTTCTCAGAGGACTCTCCGGGATAAAAGAGGACTCTCAGTGGGGTTGAAAAAGAGGACTCTCCCCGCTCAAGAGGACTTTCCCGGAGGTGTCCTGTATGGCCTACGATCTGACAAGGAGGTATGCAGTTATGGCTACGAAAAAACAAGATGGCACCGAGAGCGTACAGGTGGTAAAGAAGAAACCCCGTGGCGGGAACTCTCCCGTGATCGGGAACAATGGGCTGATAGTAAATCCGGGAGACAATGCGAAGATACTTGAAATCAATATCAAGCTGTTCAACCTCAAGGACATCGACATGGACGATGTTGACGCTGTAGCTCAGAGGTTGACAGAGTATTTTGCTATCTACGCAGAGAGCGACTTCAAGCCCACGGTGGTGGGTATGGCAATAGCCCTCAACGGTCATTCGAGACAATGGCTACATTCCATCGTAACCAACAAGCCTTTGGGTGGCAGGGGGAACACCTCAAACTTGCGCCCCGAAGTGACCGACCTCATTAAAAAAGCGTACTTTATGATGGAAAATCAGTGGGAAACCTACATGAACTCCGGCAAGATCAACCCGGTCTCTGGTATCTTCCTCGGCAAGAACAACTTTGGCTACCAAGACAAGACCGAGTATGTGGTGACTCCCAACGTCCAGCAGGACAACGACTATGACCCCAACTCTATCCGAGAGAGGTACATGATCGAAGACAAAAGCGACTCCGACTCTGGTAGCGACTCTGGCTCCGACTTCGACTCTGGCGCAGAGACCGACTCCGACTCTTGATCGAAAACGACTTTCGACTTTCGACTTTCGACTATCGACTTTCGACTATGGCTGACCGCCCTTCGTGGCCCCATTTGGGTGCTGATCGGAGGGCGGTTTTTGCACCGAAAATTTGATCGGAGGGGCCGCACTTCTTTACCGCTTTACAGCGTTAAAGCAATCCGGGCCGGGGGTACGATCAAGGCCGGGGCCGTGGGGCCTGTGGGCCGATCTTGCCGGGGTGCGTTTCCTATATAATAAGGAAGACAAAAAATAATCCGAAAAAGATAAAAAATTTTCAAAAAAGGGTTGACAAGCAATCTTGTTTGTGTTATCCTATAATCACGGAAGGACAAAAACCAATCCGAAAAAGATTAAAGGAGGATCTTCAATAATGAAAGCCTACGAAAAATACAGGTGCTACGAATTAGTACCCACGGACGGAAGAAAAAGTTTTTACGGGAAAGCTCACGTTGAAATTAACACGGCGGGAACGGAAACGCTTTTTAGCTATGGTACGGCGATCATAAGCCGGACAAAAGACGGGAAGTTAAAAAAGCTGTGGGGCGGTTGGAGTCAAACAACGGGGCGGCACATTAAAGCCTTTTGTGGTTTGAGTAAAAAGGAATTTGAAGCGTTGCCCTATAAATTCACCCCCTACGATCAAGCGCAAGCCTACAGCGGAACACTGTACCGATAATAGAAAGGAAGGTTTGAACAATGAATAAACAGAAAATTCACGTTTTCGGAAAAGACGCCTTTTTACTTGGAGAAGACGCAAGCGGCACCCGGTATTATATGGAAAAATTCTCTTGGGATTGCGGTTGGTATTGGGGCGGCGGGTATGTTGAAACATACACCAACAACAAAAACCCGGAGCGATCAAGGGATATTCGATCACATCAACATTTTGACGGGCTTTTCTTGAACGATAGGCGGAAAAACGGGTTTGACAAATTCAACGGCTTTTTCAGTAAAACCCCGTACACGGAAAAGGAAGTTTGGCAAATTTGCGAATTGATGAAAACATTCTATATTTGCCGGGAATATTCCGACACAATCCACCGGGGCGGCGCACATTACACCACAAACCCCGCCGCCGATATTATCAAATCGGAAGCGGAGTATAACAGGGTAAATAATGAAGTTATTCCGGCGATTGCGGAAGCCTTGTATAAAATCATGGAGGGGTAAACAATGACGAAAAAAGAGTATTGCACCACAAACCCGGCAACGGCCTATTATAGCGGGTTTGACGGGCTGGAAATTCACGGGATAGAATACGGTATAGAAGATTTTCTATATTGCGTTTCCGGGGCGTGGTACGGCGGCACCGCCGCCCGGAAGTATCACAAGTTAAAAATCCGATACGATCAAAACGGCGGCGCTTTTGTCCGCTTGCATGGGTACAAAATACCCTTGAATGAATGTATAAGAATGGGGGTTTGAAAAATGGTTGTTTTGGTGGAGCTGGAAAGAAAGCATTGGGGCTTTTTGGCCTGTATGTATGAAAGTAATTGGGGCGGGTACTCTTTCCGAAAAATGGTAGGGTATTCCAAAACAGGAGCAATAAAGGATTTGAGAAGCCGGGGCGTTATTTGTCCCCGTGATACCTATAGGAAGGGAGTATAAAACAATGGGAGCCGTGAATTATTTTACAAGTGATTATATCACAATGGGCTTGAAGCCCTACGATCTGGACGATTTTACAAGCGATCAAGAATTTATGGAGGATGTACAAAAGGAAGTAGACGAATACGGCGGGACGGTTGAACAAGCTGTATATGATTATATCAATACTTGCTATGAAGACGATGAAGCGAACATTGAAGCGGCCTTAAAAGCGCACAGTTTCTATTATTATCATATCACGATCAAGCCCGGATATTATGAAGGGTTTACGCTGGACATTGAGAATAATTTCCCGGTTGCGTTTGATACATGGGAGGACAAAAGGGACGCACAAAAGGAAATTACAGAAATTAAAGCCTTTTTGCTGGAATGTGCGGGGCTTGGCCTTGTACAGTGTTCCCCCGGCTGGTGTACAGGGTATAACGATTATAAAGGCACAGTAAAAGCGATCAAGGCGGCAATAAAGGAAATGCGGGAAGAAGCCCGGAGTATTCCCACATGGGGACAATATGAAAGGAGCATTGCATAAAATGAACATCAACGATATTATGAAAGAATTGGCACAGTACAAGCGCCTACAGGAAGAAACGGCGGCGATCATTGACGGCTTGCAAGATGAAATTAAAACCTATATGCAAGCCCACGGGCTGGAAGTCTTGACGGGGGACGAACACAAGGCAAGTTATAAAGCGGTTGTTTCCTCCCGGATTGATACAACGGCGATCAAAAAGGAATTGCCGGAAATAGCCGCCAAATATACCCGCACAACGGAAACAAGGCGTTTCACGTTTGCATAACAGGGGGTGAAAATGTGATTGTATTATGTATTCTAATTTTCCCGCTTGTAGTGCTTGCCGATCTTCTCAAGATGAATAAATAAGGCCCACGGCCCCGGCGATCTTGCCGGGGCTTTTTCTTGCGTCCTGTGGGGCCGCTGTGGGGGCCTGTGGTGCGTCCTGTGGTGCGTCCTGTATTCTTGTATTCCTGTGGGCTGTGGGCTTGCCTGTGGGCCGCTGTGGGCCGCTGTGGGCTTGCTTTTGGGTATATGCTAATGATAGCGGGGCCGGGTGCGATCAATGGGGCCGGGGGCCGCTTTTTGGTAGTGCTATCACGGGGCCGGGGGCCTTTATGATAGCGGGGCCGGGTGCGATCTGTGCGGGGGAAGCTGTGCGGGGTGCGATACCCCCGGAGGGGGAAGCGCAACCGCCCAAGCGCACGGAGGGAGTGCGCTGAGTAGCCCGAAAAAATAAAAAGGCCCTCAAAAGATAAAAAGTTATCCTTTTTGTATTGACAACTCCATTTCCCTGTGCTATACTATAGTCACCACGAAAGGAGGTACAATCAATGGTACGCAACAACATCGAAATTGACGTGAAGGTCAAGTGCCTTGAAGCCCAACTGACGCAGGAACAGCTTGCGAAGAAGATCGAGACCACGGGCCAGTACGTCAACCGCATTATCAAGAAGAAGGACGGCTTGCTCAACAAGACCTTCGTGCAGATGATGGAAGCTCTCGGTTACGACATTGAGTTTACCTACGTCAAGCGAGATCAGTAAAGCGAGGTGAGTACATGAAGGTCGGTTATGTACGAGTCAGCACCAATGAACAAAATCCGGCACGACAAAACGAGCTGATGAAGACCCTTGAGGTGGAGAAGGTGTTTGCCGAGAAGATCAGCGGCAGGAACACCGACAGGCCAAAGTTCAAGGAAATGCTCTCTTTTCTGAGGGAGGGCGACACGCTGTACGTTGAGTCCTTCTCCCGGCTGTCCCGCAGTACCAGAGACCTCTTGCAGACGGTCTCCCTGCTGTCGCAGAAGGGTGTCAATCTGGTGTCTGACAAGGAGCGGGTGGACACGACCACTCCGCAGGGGCGGTTCATGCTGACGGTCTTTGCGGCGCTGTCCGAGCTGGAACGAGAGAACATCTTGGAGCGCCAACGGGAGGGCATTGAAATCGCCAAGGCCCAAGGGAAGTACAAGGGCCGCAAGCCTATCCCGGTGACAGACAGGTTCCTACAGGTGGCCCGATCATGGCAAAGTGGCGAAATACCGCTCAAGACAGCTATTGAACAGTCCGGGGTGTCCTCTGCCACGTTCTTTCGGAGGTGCAAGGACTACTCCATAGGCCGGGGGAAGTAGTAAAAGTAGTGGAAAATTGGTTTTTGCGGTAAATTTCGCTTATATGCGCGTGTACTAACGGAAGTTATACGCAAAAAGCTGAGAACAACTACTTTCACTACTTGGAAACGAAGAAAAAGACAAGTTTTTATCTATTTCAGATAAGGAGGTACGATCATGAAGAAATTTATGGCGCTGGTGGGCGCTTTGGTGATGGTTTTGGTGCTGGTGAGCTGTGACAGCACCCCGGAACACACCCTCGTGTACGAGCGGGGTGAGCTGACTACCACCGAGATCAACGGTGAGGACGTGCCGAGCATTTATGTCTACACTGAGTACACCAACGACAGCGGCGAGTCGGCCCTTCCTGCCGATTGGGTGTCCGTGAAGGTATATCAGCATGGGGTCGAACAGCCTGTCTTCGTCATGACCGGGGATAAGGTCGGCGAATACGTTCAGTGTGACACCAGCATACAGACCGGGACTACGGCGAAGGTCGTGTGGACGTTCTACCGGGAGGACGAGTCTGAGGTGTCTGTGGAGCTGTCCGATGGAACCACCTACACTATAGGAGGACAGTCATGACGATACTGTGCATATTGATCTTCCCGTTCGCTGTCCTCTACTTTCTCATGAAGATGAACGGGCATAGATAAACAGAATACGATCTGAGGGTGCGTTATCGCACGAGCGTAAAGCTCTGCGGTAACGCACTCTTTTTGTTTGGGAGGAAATCACATGGAAAAATTACTGCAAAAAATCATGGAAGCGATCAGAAAAGACCCTCTCGCTTTCAGCGCCTACGAAGACCTTTATCACATCTGCCTTGAAGCCATGAAGTCGGACAAGGCTCTCTCCATTGCCTACCTCAAGCGGCTGTCGGCTTTGTGTGAAAAGGCTATACGCAACCCTGCCCTGCCGGACTCTACCCTCTCCGACACGTTCTTCCTGCACAAGCGGGTCTGCCTTGCGGCGGCACGGGACGATTTTGAGAGCTATCTGCTCTATGTGGAGTGGAACCGAGACCCGGAGAAGAAGTTCTACACGCCCCGGAGGAAGATATTGGGGTCTGTGGTGAAAGCCTTGCAGGACTTGGCTGACGATGTGCTGGACTTGCTGGCGATCTCCCTGCCGCCCGGTGTCGGGAAGACCACGCTGGCGATCTTCTACCTGTGCTGGCTGGCGGGGAAGTACCCTAACGACCCCATGCTGACGGGTAGCCACTCCAACTCTTTCGTGCGAGGGGTCTATGACGAGTGTCTTCGTATCTTGGACAAGAACGGGGACTACCTGTGGCACGATGTCTTCCCCGGCATAGAGGTGTCTAATACAAACGCCAAGGACTGCCGCATTGATCTGGACAAGCGGCAGAGGTTCGAGACGCTTGAGTTTACCTCCATCGGCACGGGCAACGCTGGCCTGTACAGGGCCAAGACCCTGCTCTACTGTGACGATCTGGTCTCCGGCATAGAGGTGGCCTTGTCCAAGGAACGACTCGACAAATTGTGGGAGACCTATACCACCGACCTCCGGCAGAGAAAGATCGGCGATAAGTGCAAGGAGCTTCACATTGCTACACGCTGGTCTGTCCATGACGTGATCGGGCGGCTTGAGACCGAATATGCCGACAGCGACAGGGCCAGATTTATTGTCCTTCCTGCTCTTGACGAGAATGACGAGTCGAATTTTGATTATGCCTATGGCGTGGGGTTCTCGACCTCGTTCTATCACGAGCAGAGGAACATCATGGAGGACGCAAACTGGCGGGCGCTGTACATGAACGAACCGATTGAGCGTGAGGGCTTGGTCTATAATGCGGACGAGCTGAGAAGGTACTTTGAGCTTCCAGCCGAGGAGCCAGACGCTATAATTGGCGTGTGCGATACCAAGGACAAGGGCAAGGACTACTGTTTCCTACCTGTCGGGTACGTCTACGGGCAGGACTACTACATAGACGATTGCGTGTGTGACAACGGTCTTCCGAACATCGTGGACGCTCGTCTGATCGAGATACTTGTCCGGGACAGGGTGAAAGCCTGTAGGTTCGAGTCGAACTCCGCAGGGCGGCGCATTGCCGAGAAGATACAGGAGGGTGTGAAAGCCAAGAAGGGTATCACCCATATCACGACCAAGTACACCACCGCAAATAAGGAGACCAAGATCATCGTCAACAGCGCATGGGTCAAGGAGCATTGCCTGTTCAAAGACCCCTCGCTCTATGAGAAAAAGAGCGATTACGGGAAAATGATGGACTTTCTCTGCACCTATACGGTGGCTGGCAAGAACAAACACGATGATGTACCCGATGGAATGGCCCAATTTGCGGAGTTTGCTCAGTCTCTTTCGGGGTCAAAGGTTGAAATATTCCAGAGACCGTGGTAATTTCTAACCGTTTCGGGATAACTTTCAAACTTTTTTCTCTGAAACCTATTGACAGCCCCTATATCTTGTGCTATAATGATTGGGAAAATACAAGATATTGTGTTCATGGCGCATGATTGCGAGAGCTTTTGGCTCGAACAGTCATGCGCTTTTTCTATTTTGCCGGAAAGGAGGAGGTCTTCATGCCGAACGAGATCGACACGAGCAAGCCCAAGAACGAGACCCGACAGATGTTTGGGCGGCGTGTCATAAAGACCAGCGTCACCGAGATCACGGAAAGTAATGTGCTGGAAGTCTTGCAGAAGGCCCTCTCTGTCCACGAACTGAACCGAAGCGAGATCGAATACCTGTGGAACTACTACAAGGGCAATCAGCCCGTGTTGAAGCGCACCAAGGAGGTTCGCCCGGAAATCTGCAACAGGATTGTGGAGAACCGGGCCAACGAGATCGTATCTTTCAAGGTCGGCTACCTCTGCGGTGAGCCTATCCAGTACGTTGGGCGCAACACCAGCGAGGAGGTCACAAAGCAGATCACGCTCCTCAATGAGCTGATGTTTGCCGAGGACAAGGCAAGTCAAGACCAAGAGCTGGTCGAATGGCAGATGGTGTGTGGCACGGCCTACAGGCTGGTTTTGCCCGACACCGAGGGCGAGGAGGACGAAGCCCCGTTTGAGCTGTACACGCTCGACCCTCGTGATACCTTCGTGGTGTACTCCAAGGAGATCGGCAACAAGCCCCTCATGGGCGTGAAGTACGGCAAGGACGATAACGAAGTCCTGCGGTTCTCCATCTATACGAAAGATCGGTACTTTCTCGTGGAGGGCGGTCTGCTCAAGGAAAACAAGCCCCATGCGCTTGGCATGGTTCCGATCTTTGAGTACCCCGCCAACAATGCACGGCTCGGCTCCTTTGAGATCGTTCTGCCCCTGCTCGATACGATCAACAATATCGAGTCCAACCGTATGGACGGTGTGGAGCAGATCATACAGGCTTTTATCAAGTTCATCAACTGCGACATTGACAAGGACGAGTTCACGGAGTTCGTGAAGCTCGGCGCTATCAAGGTGAAATCCGTGGAGGGTGCCAACGCTGACGTGGACACCGTAACCACGGAACTCGACCAGAACCAGACTCAGACCACCAAGGACGATTGCTACAACGCAGTCCTCACCATCTGCGGTATGCCGAACCGCAACGGCGGCGCTTCCACGAGTGACACCGGGGCGGCGGTTCTCCTGCGTGATGGCTGGTCTCTTGCAGAAGCGAGGGCAAAGGACAGTGAGCATATCTTCAAGCGGTCTGAAAAGAAAATGCTCAAGCTGGTTCTGCGTATCTGCCGTGATCTGACCGAGGACATCACCCTGCGGCTCAAGGACATCGACATGAAGTTCACTCGCCGCAACTACGAAGCTATCCAGAGCAAGTCGCAAGTGCTGGACACCATGCTCAAGAACCCCAAGATACACCCGCTGTTGGCGTTCGAGCATTGCGGTATGTTCACCGACCCGGAGAGCGCCTATATGCAGAGCATGAAACACTACGAGGAGGAACAGGCGAAACTCGCCGCTCAGACTCCTCCGACCCCTACCCATCCGAACCCGGATAAGCAGGAGGAACAGTAATTTTAGGCGGTTCGCCGCTTGAGATAGGCAGAGAAGCCTTAAATCGCAAAAGACAGAGAAGTCTATAATCGCAAAAATGTTCACAGAAGAACTAAAAAGACAAGGAGGAGACCTACGATGGCAAAGATTGACGTAACACAGATCGCAGGGTACGAGACCATGAGCGCCGAGGAAAAGCTGAAAGCTCTCGAAGCCTATGATGTACCCGACCCGGACTACTCCGGCTATGTGAAGAAGGACGTGTTTGACAAAACCGCTTCCGAGCTTGCCGCCAAGAAGAAGGAGCTTCTTGAGAAGATGTCCGAGGACGAAGCCGCAAAGCAGAAGGACAAGGAAGACAAGGAAGCCATGCAGAAGGAGCTTGACGCTCTCCGCAGGGAGTCCACGGTCTCCAAGACCAAGGCGAAGCTGATCGCTCTCGGCTATGACGAAGCTCTGGCAGAGGACACCGCCGAAGCTATGGCTGACGGCAAGATGGACAAGGTGTTCGCCAATCAGCAGAAGCACCTCACCGCCTTTGAGAAAAAGGTTCGTGCTGACGCTCTCAAGGACACTCCGAAGCCTACCCCCGATGGGGATAGCAAGACCATGACGCTCGACAAACTCCGCAAGATGTCGCCGCAGGAGCGGTACGAGTTCTCCGTGGCGCACCCGGAGGAGTACAAATCTCTCTACGGAGAAGGAGGTAACTAAAAATGGCTCATAAAATTTATGAAAACTTCTACCTCGCCAACGAGGTGGAAGACCAGTACAATTCTCACCTTGACCTCATGCAGTTCTGCACGGTGGACAACAGTCTGGTGGGCGTGGCTGGTATGACGAAGAAGATCAACGTCTACAAGGCCACGGACGGTACCGAGAAGCTGGAAATGGGTGCTGGCAACACCAAGGACATCACCGTGTCCTACTCCGACAAGGAGTACAAAATCCTGCTGGCTCAGAACCGCTTCAAGTATTATGACGAGCAGGAAATGACCGACCCCATGCTGGTGCCTGTCGGTGTCCGTCACATGGGTACGGATATGTTCAACACCGTCAACAAGGACATCTATGACGAGTTCAACAAGGCCACTCTCACCCTCACCCCCAAGGTGCTGGACTTCGGCGCTTTCGCTGACGCTGTGGCCTTGCTCAAGATCGAGTCCACCGACAACGACCCCGCTCAGACCGCTCCTCGTGCGTTCGGCTTTGTCAACCCCAAGGACATGGCAGAGCTTCGCAAGAACCTCAAGGAAGACCTCAAGTATGTGGAGTCCTTCGCCCGGACGGGCTATGTCGGCACCGTGGCTGGTGTGAACCTGTACACCAAGAAGGACGCTACGGAGAAGGAGATCATCGTGGCGACCAAGGAGGCCGTCACCCTGTTCAACAAGAAGGGCGTGGAGATCGAGCAGGATCGTGACGCTGACACCCGTGAGAACACGATCTGGTCTCGCAAGTATTATCTCGCCGCTCTGACGGACGAGACCAAGGCCGTCAAGATCACCGTAACACCGGGGGAATAACGGGGGCTGACTCCAATGACTCCGTGAGTGTCCCCGCTCAGAGTCAGCCCCTATACTTGGGCGGCAGTTTGAAGGTCTCTGACCTTATCGGCCCGGACGTGAAAGTGTCTGCCGATGGCTCTGTCACAGGCACATTCCCCTACGTCAAGAGCTTCCCGGAGTTCTCGAACAATGAGGGGGAGCAGAGCGGTCACTACTTCCCGTTCACGCTCACCAAGAAGGGTTCCACTATGACGTTCAAGAAGAACGGGCAGGAGAACCCCGCAAAGACTGACATGGCGTGGGAGCAGGACAACATCTTCCGGGTGGAAAACCCGACAGACACGTTCGAGGTCTCCGTTGACGGTGAACCGGCTGTCACTCTGAATTTCAAGGGCGCTACGCTCTCGCCGAACCCCATAGCCGCAAATGTGGAAAGTATGACGGTAAAGCAGATCAAGGCGCTTGCGGCAGAGCAGGGTGTCACCATCACCAGCACGAGCAGGGCCGATGTCGTGAAGGAATACAAGGAACACTTTGGTTAAGGAGGTGGACAGCATGACGAACGAGGAAAAAATCAAGGCTCTCAAGGCTATGGTGGAGGACGAACAAGTTTCCTACTCGGACGATGTGCTGTCCACCTACCTGTCCATTGCCGGGAGCAAGATCATCAACCGGGCCTACCCCTACCGGGACGATAAGACCGAGGTTCCTGCCAAGTACGAGCATATCCAGCTTGAGATAGCCGCCTATCTGGTGAACAAACGGGGTGCGGAGGGTCAGACCTCTCATAGCGAGAATGGTATCTCCCGCACCTACGAGAACGCCGATGTCCCTGCGTCTATGCTCAAGGAGATCACGCCGCATTGTGGGGTGATCGTATGAGGTGCATGGCGAGAAATAAGGTCAAGTTCTGGTATGCCCTGTACACCAAGAAGACCCCGATCACAGACGAGTTCGGCAATTTTGGCGGTGAGTACGATGTCGAACACGGCAACCCGGTTGTCGGGTTTGCAAATATCTCAGCCGCCAAGGGTGAGACGCAGACACGGCAGTTCGGTGAAGCCGAGGGCTACGACAAAGTGATCGTCATGGATAACTCGGCCCCTGTGTTTGACGAATATTCAATCCTGTGGGTTGACCGGGTGCCGCAACTTGCCGAGGACGGGTCTCTGGCGGTGGACGAGCAGGGCGAGATCATAACACCTCATGACTACATTGTCAGAAAGGTGGCCCGGAGTCTCAACAGCGTTTCCTACGCTATAAGCAAGGTGAACGTCAGTGGGTAAAAAGGTGATCTCATTCGAGCTCTCTGAGCAGGACATTGACCGGGCAATCCGGGAGGTCGAGGAGTACAAGAAGGACTTCGTGCGAAAGCTCGACCTATTTCGGCAGAGGGTAGCCGAGGAGCTTGCGAAGGAAGCCCGGAGCGGCTTTTCCGGGGCAATCGTGGACGATATTTTCAAGGGCGGGAGCAGACGCACCGCCAAAGTGGAAGTCTCGTGCGACCACCGTGACAATATCTCCGTGGTGATTGCCGATGGCGAGGACGCTATTTGGGTGGAGTTCGGCGCTGGCGTGTATCACAACGGGTCGGCGGGAAGCTCATCTCACCCCAAGGGGTCGGAACTCGGCTATACCATCGGCGGCTATGGCAAAGGCTACGGACGGAAGAAAGCGTGGGGCTACTACAACGAGGACAAACAGCTCGTTCTCACCCACGGTACTCCCGCCACCATGCCTATGTACAACGCCGTGAAGACGGTGTGTGACTCCATTGACAGTATCGTAAGGGAGGTGTTTGGGTGATTGACGCAGAAACCGAAATCTTCTCCGTGATAGCGGAGAAAGCGAGGGTGGAGTACCCGAAGCTGTTCATGACGGGTGAATACGTCAAGTCTCCCTCCTCTTTCCCGTGCGTTTCGCTGGTGGAGATCGACAACGCCACCTTCCGAAATTCTCAGACCACCGATCTGCGTGAGAACCACGTTGCGGTGACGTATGAGTTGAATGTCTACTCCAACAAGAAAAGCGGGAAAAAGAGCGAGTGCAAGGCGATAGCGTCCTACATAGACGAGCTTCTCCTGCGGCTCGGCTTCACCCGCACCATGCTCGAACCTGTCCCCAACGAAGGGGACGCAACAATCTACCGTATGCTCGGCAGATACCGGGCTGTTATCGGTAAAGATCACACAATTTATAGGAGGTAACGAAAAATGGCTATTTCTACCTACAAAACCTTCCTCATGACCAGCGAGGACGGTTCCGAATGGACGAAGCTGATCGACATTAAGGAGTTCCCCGACCTCGGCGGCGCTCCCGAAATGCTGGAAACCACCACCCTGTCTGACCGTATGCAGACCTTCATTGCGGGTATTCAGAGCCTTGACGCTCTTGAGTTCACCTGCAACTACGACTTCACCGAGTACAAGTCCCTCAAGGCCAAGGAGGGCAAGACCACGAACTACGCCGTGTGGTTCGGCGGCACCGAAGCGGGTGAGGACGTTACGCCTACCGGGTCTGACGGCAAGTTCAAGTTCAAGGGTCAGCTTTCCGTGTTCCCTGTCGGCGGCGGCGTGAACGAGGTTCACGACATGACCGTCACTATTGCCCCGTCCACGCCTATCGTGCTGGACGAAGTTGAGTAAGGAGGTACACCATCATGGCTAAACAGCTTTGCTTCACCTTCGAGGACAAAGAGTATGTCCTTGAGTTCACCCGCAAGACCGTGGCTGAAATGGAGCGCAAGGGCTTCATTGCTTCCGAGGTCGAGGACAAGCCCATGACCTCCCTCCCGGCGCTGTTCGCTGGTGCGTTCCTCGCCCATCACCGCTTCGTCAAGCAGGAGACCATCGACAAGATTTTCTCCAAAATGACGAAGAAGGACGAGCTGATCGGTAAGCTGGCAGAAATGTACAACGAGCCGATCATGGCGCTGGTGGAGGAACCCGCAGAGTCCGAGGGAAACGTGGAGTGGACTCCGAGCTGGTAAGTAGCTCTGAGTTCACAACGAAGTCCGATGGCGAGGGGGGTGGGGGTTCTGCCCCTGCCCCCCATCTTCGTTTTTCGGACATCTTCTGGCAGAAGTTCCCCTATTACTTATCAATAGGCATGACGGAAGATCAATATTGGAACGGGGACTGTGTTCTTCCGAAATACTACCGAGAAGCCGAAAGGCTCCGGCAGGAACGGGTCAATCAAGAAGCGTGGCTACAGGGTATGTACGTCTATGACGGCTTGCTCCGAGCTTCCCCGATACTCCGGGCTTTCGTCAAAAAGGGAACAAAACCGAAACCCTATGTGGAGGAACCGTACCAGATCGGCACCAAAACCACAAAACAGGTACAGACCTCCAAAGAGAAGAAAACCGCCCAAAAGGGCCTTGTCTATATGCAGACCTATATGGCGGCTTTCAATCAGCGATTTAATAAGCAAGATCAGAAGAAAGGAAGTGAGATAAATGCCGACACCGATAGAAGCCCTCGAACTACAGGTACAGTCCAACGGTAATACCGCTGTTGCTGGCATTGACGCTCTTTCCGCTTCGCTGACAAGGCTGAAAACGGCTACCAAGGGCGGCATTGGGTTGACGAGCGTGGCGAACCAGCTCAAAAACCTCAATTCCGCTCTTGCGTCTATGGACGGAAGCGCCGCCACCAAGATCGACAGGCTGGCGACCAGCTTGGATAAGCTCAAGAACTTGGGGAACCTCAAAATTTCCTCCTCCATCGGCAATCAGTTGAAGAACATCGGCAATGCCGCCACCGCTCTCAACGGAGTCGATTTTTCCGGGCTGTCCAAGCTGTCCACTGCTATGGGGTCGTTGGGTACTATCGGCAGGGCTTCCGGCTTGCAGTCCGCTATCACGCAGTTGCAGAAAATCCCTCAGTTGGTAGCAACGCTCAACGGAGTGAACTGGAACCAATTCACGGGGCAGATACAGCGGTTGACAAACGCTCTCGCTCCTCTGGCGAACCAGCTCAACACCGTCTCGGCGGCTTTCAATAACCTTCCCGCAAATATCCGCAGGGTCGTGACCGCCACCAACGCTATGCCGAGCGCCAACAATGCGGCGGCAAAGAGCTACCTCAATTTGTGGGCCAAGGCTCGAATGGCCTACAATGTCGTTCGCATGGGCGCACAGGTCATAGCAAGCTGGATAACGCAGTCCAACAAGTACATAGAAGACCTCAACCTGTTCAACGTGTCTATGGGCGAGTATGCAGAGCAAGCCCATGAGTATGCGGAACGGGTGTCTGCGGTCATGGGTATTGACCCCGCTGAGTGGATGCGGAACCAAGGTATCTTCAACACGATCACCAAGGGCTTCGGCGTGGCAAGTGACCGGGCATACATCATGTCCAAGAACCTCACTCAGCTTGGCTACGATCTCTCGTCCTTCTTCAACATTTCCTACGAGGACGCTTTTCAGAAGTTGCAGTCTGGTATCGCTGGTGAGCTTGAGCCGCTTCGCCGACTCGGTTATGACCTGTCTGTTGCCCGGTTGCAGGAGGAAGCTCTGGCCCTCGGTATCACGAAGAAGGTCTCTGCCATGACACAGGCTGAGAAGTCCGAGCTTCGGTACTACGCCATTATGACACAGGTGACGGCGGCACAGGGCGATATGGCCCGTACTTTGAACGCCCCGGCGAACCAGCTTCGTATTCTGCAAGCCGAGGTAACACAGGCCGCTCGTGCGCTCGGTAACATCTTTATCCCTATCCTCAACGCTGTCCTGCCCTATGCTATCGCTCTGGCACGGGTCATTCGTATGCTGGCTTCGGCGATTGCCAGTCTGTTCGGGTTCAAGCTCCCGGAGGTGGACTATAGTGGCCTTGCGTCTGGCGCTGGCGCAGTCGGTGATCTGGCTGATAGTGCGGACGACGCCGCTGGCGGTCTCGGCGGTGCGGCGAAGAAAGCCAAGGAGCTGAAAAACGCTCTGCTCGGCATTGACGAACTCAACATCATTTCTCCTCCCGAAGACACAGCGGGGAGTGGTAGTGGTGCTGGCGGTATCGGTGGTGTCGGCGGTGGCGGCTTGGGCTTTGATCTGCCGGAGTATGACTTCCTCGGCAACGCCATTGAGAACAAGGTGGACGAGATCATCAAGAAGTGGAAGGAATGGCTCGGTCTGACGGACGATATTGACACTTGGGCTGAGTTCTTCCACACACGGTTGGGCCATATCCTCACCACCATCGGGGCCATTGGTCTCGGTATGGCGGCATGGAAAATCTCGAAGAACGTGCTGAATTTCATGGACTGGCTCAACAAGCTCAAGGGTCACGGGCTGACGAACCCGCTAAACATTGCGGTGGGTATCAGCTTGCTCGTCACGGGTATCTCCCTTGAATGGGCGGGTATCGTGGACACGATCTTGAACGAGCTGGACGGAGAGAACTTCGCTCAGATCATAAGCGGCGGTCTTCTGACCGTTGGCGGTGGCGCTTTCTTGGGTAAGGGCCTTGCCGGGTGGATAACCACGGCGTTCGCTGATAGTGCCGTTGCTAAAGCTCTGGCTACTGCGGCGAGTAACCTCGGTCTCGGCTCCGCTACTGCGGCTGGTGCGGCCCTTGGTGCTGGTATTGCTGGTATCATTGCGGGTCTCCCGGCGTACTTTACGGGCATTTGGGACGCTATTCACAACGGATTGAACTGGCTGAATGGTCTTCTTATTCCCGCTGGCTCGACAGCGGCGGCGGCTGGTATCGGTGCTATCATCGGTGCCTGTGGTGGCCCTATCGGTGCTGGTATCGGCGCTCTGATCGGTCTGGCAGTCGGCCTTATTACGGACGGCATTATCGCCATAACCGAGCATTGGGACGCTATAACGGATTGGTTTGACAATTTCTTCCATGTCACAATCCCGAACCTGTGGAACAGTTTTGTGAAGTGGCTGAAAAATCTGCCTACTGAAATTTCTGAGTGGTTCACGGGCTTGTGGAAGCCGATCAAGGAGTTCGATTGGTACGCATTTGGTCGGGAGGTCGGCGGCAAGGTCGGTACGGCGGTCAAGAGTATTTGTGACGCTTTCAAAACCTTCTTCACCGAAACCCTGCCCCAAGTGTGGGAGGACGTAAAAACCTCCTTCAAAACCTTCTTCACTGAGACATTGCCGCAGTTCTTCACCGAGACAATCCCGGAGCTGTGGAACACGGTCAAGGACGCTTTCGTGGAGTTCTTTACCGTCACCCTGCCGGAAGCCCTCGGCGACATTAAACAGTGGTTTGTCGATGTCGGACAGTCCATTTGGGACGGTATCAAAGAAGGTTGGGACACCGCTGTACAGGCCGTGAAGGACTTCGTTACGGGGTTCATTGACGGGTTCAAAGAAGCCCTCGGTATTCACTCCCCGTCCACGGTCATGCGGGACGAGGTTGGCGTGTTCCTCGGCGAAGGTCTCCTTGAGGGTATCGCCGCTCCGTTCAAGGCAATCGGCAAGTGGGTCAAAAAGCATATCCTTGACCCGATCAGTAATTTCATCAAGAACAACCCGATCTCTGATCTGGTAGTCAACGTCAAAAACAAGGCTTCCGAGTGGTGGCAGAATGTGAAGACGTGGTGGGCTGACAAGACCAAGGACGGTGTGAGCCTTGACGCTATGGTAAACCTCGTGAAGAACGGCTGGTCTACCGTGAAAAACTGGATAGGCAATATCCCTGTAATCTCCCAAGCGATCTCGCTGGTAAAGCAGGGGTGGGAAACCGTCAAGAAGTGGGTCGGCAATATCCCCACGCTCTCGCAGGGCATTGAACTTGTGAAAGAGAAGTGGCAGAGCGTAAAGAGCTGGATTGGTAATATCCCCATCGTACAGCAGGGGGTCGAGCTGATTAAAAGCGGCTGGCAGACCGTCAAAAGCTGGATAGGCAACATTCCGATCTTGTCTCAAGGCATTTCGCTCCTCAAGAGCGGGTGGACTACCGTCAAGAATTGGGTCGGCAACATTCCGACACTCGACCAAGCGATACAGCTCGTGAAGTCGGGTTGGCAGACAGTGAAGACTTGGATAGGTAATATCCCCATTCTGTCGCAAGGTATCTCCCTGTTGAAATCCGGGTGGACTACGGTCAAGAACTGGATTGGGAACATACCTGTTCTCTCGCAGGGTATTTCCCTGTTGAAGTCGGGCTGGACAACGGTCAAGAATTGGGTAGGCAATATTCCCGTACTGAGCCAAGGCATTTCGCTCCTCAAGAGCGGGTGGACTTCGGTTAAAAACTGGATTGGGAGTATTCCTGTAATAAGCCAAGGTATCTCGCTGGTCAAGTCCGGCTGGACTTCGCTGTCGAACTGGATAGGCACCGCTTCCTCGGTGGGTATCTCCCTGTGGAGGAACGGCTGGTCTTCCATTTCCAGTTTTATCGGCACTTCGGTGTCCGTTGGTATTTCGCTGTTCAAGTCCGGCTGGACTTCGATCAAGAAGTTCTTCGGCCTGTCTACGGGCGGTACAGTCGGCGCAAACGGCGGTGTCAAGTTCGGTGACTTCGCAAGCGGCGGTATCATTACCCCGAACATGATGTACCGAGTCCCGGCATACGCCAACGGCACCAACAGACCCCACGGCTCTATGTTCGTGGCTGGCGAGAAAGGTGCGGAGCTGGTGGGCCACGTCAATGGCACCACCGAAGTCCTCAACCGCTTCCAGCTCGGACAGGTCATGCACACCTCGATCATCGGCGGTATGCGGCTCTTTACCGGGTACTGGCGCACGATGAACAGTCAGATGGTGCAGAGCGCAAATGCGATTATCAGCTCTATTCTGGTGAGCGCAGACACGATTACTGCGAGTCTGGCTTCGCCGAGCGGTTACGACCCGTATAGGACAATGACCCGGACGATTTTTGAGGAAGGGAACAGCGCCTACAACGATACGGAGTCTGACGAGTCCATGTACAGCTCCATGCGGGACTTCTACCGTGAGTTCGTGGAACCCACGATCAAGGAGATCGCCGCCGACACCAAGCGGCAAGCTGACAAGGAGGAGCGGACAGTCGTGCAGATCGGCAGTCGTACCATCACAGAGACCGTGGACACTCAGCGCAAGGCCAACGGCTACGTCTTCGCTAAATAAAGGAGGTGGCACTTATGGCGTATTTGGCGATCAATGGTTATGAGTTGCCACCTCCCAAGCGAGGGGTCAACGTGGTCGTAACCACCGTGGTAAATGCGGGACGTGACGCAAACGGAGCTGTCGTGGGCCAGAGGGTCGGGCGAGATCAGTATAAGATCGACACCCTTGAATGGCCTTGGCTCACGGCAGAACAGTGGAGTTCGATACTCCAAGCTATGAGAAATTTCTTCTTCTACGTCACGTTCCAAGACCCGGTATCGAAACAGCCCACGACAATCCGTATGTACTGCGGTGATCGTTCGGGCGAACCCTATTGGGTTGACGAAAACGGTAGACCGACACACTACCGTAATTGCAAGGTTAATTTGATTGACACAGGAGAGTAAAGGAGGGGTGGCAAGTGCAAAAAGTATCTAAAGCCTATAAACAGAGCATGAAGTCGCCCCTCCGTGAGAGAGCGTTCATCATGATCTCCTTCGGCCTTGTGAACCAAGAGCTACAGGCCAAGGCAAAGATCGACAACGGTGCTTTTGCTTACTACTCCAACAAGGACAACCTTTTCGGGGAGCATGGGAGCGATACCGTGTACGCCACCCTTGAGGAGAACTTCACCAAGGTTGACGGCTCCATGTACTTCCTGCCACGCCGCACCTCTGCCGATAAGTTCTATGATACGGGGCTTGTCGGTGAGAGGTTGGTGTCGGAAGCCAGTTGCGAGGTCGTTATCTCCTTCAACACCATAGCCACGGACTTCCGTGGTCTGACGATCAATTTCGGGGAGAACTACCCCGTGGACTTCGATGTGGTGGGTGAGTCCAACACAGTGGAGTTCCGAGATAATGACAAAGCCGAGTGGACAACCGAGGAGGTCTTCGAGAACACCACGAAGCTCCGGCTGGTCTTCTACCGCATGAAGAACCCGCAGTCCCGGCTCCGTATCTACTCTATCCGCTTCGGCTACGGCTTGGTGTACTACAACGACTCGGTTATGGGGTCTTCCTTGCAAAGCTACATTTCCCCTATCGGGGCAGATGTGCCGCAGATCGACTTCTCCGTCACCCTCAAGAACTACGATCACTACTTCAACGTGGACAACCCGAAGTCGGCGATCAACTACCTTGAGACCGGGCAAGAGGTTGACGTAATGTACGGCTACCAGCTCCCGGAGACGGGCGAGATCGAATGGCTACAGGGTACACACCTCCTCTGCTCCGAGTGGGAGAGTGACGATAACACCGCCACAATCCGTTGCCAAGATGTCCTGCGGAACATGGACTCTGAGTACGTCAAGGGCCTGTACGCCAGTAAAGGCAAGAGCTACTTCGATCTGGCGCAGGAAATTCTTGCGGACGCTGGTATCTCCAAGTATTATCTCGACCCCCGGCTGAAACACCTGTACACCAACAACCCCATGCCGAGGGTAAAGCACAAGGAAGCCTTGCAGATCATAGCAAACGCCTGTCGGTGTGTTCTCATGGTCTCCCGGTTTGGCGACATTCAGATCAAGTCCAGCTTTATCCCGGAAGCCACGGTCAGCACCAACGGAGAGACCCCGTTCTCCAAGGCGCAGAACATCTTGAGCGCCGACACAAAGGACGAGTATGGCACGTTCTCCACGAACTACACGCCCGTTGACGGCTCCACGTTCTTCCTGCCGAGGGGCAAGACCTACCTCAACACGGGCTACGTCTCGCAGGAGGTCTCCGGGGCAGATGGTCGGTTCACAAAGAACCCCATCATTACGATCTCGCTGGAAGCGATCAGAGCCTATTACGGCATGACGTTGGTCTTCGGCAACACAATCCCGGCTGAGTTCATCATACGGGCCTACAACACCGGGGAGCTGGTGGACACCTACACGGTGGCTGGTGAAGACATCGACCCGACAACGGTTATCGTCCATGAGTTCGATGATCTGGACAAGTTGGAGATTGAGTTCACCAAGACCGCAGAGCCGCAGAGCCGTGTCGTTCTCAACAATTTCAGTTTGAACGAAGTGGTGGACTTCACCATGACCCGCAAGGACATGACATCTTCCCCCAAGGCGATCAAACAGGAGCTTGTTAAAGAGGTCATTGTCCCGTGCTACACCTACCAGCAGGGCAACCGTGAGGAGAACCTTGTGAACGAGGAGGTGGAGGTCACAACCGGGCAGATCGAGACCTACTACATTCAAGACCCGTCCTACGGCTACCGGGCGTTGCTCACGCCGCAGGGGGAGAACGAGGGGCAGGAAGGTCTCGCCGATGTGGTGGATTGGGGCAATTATTATGTCACCCTCCGCTTCAAGACCACCGGGGCCTATCGTCTTGAGGTGCAGGGCTACCGCTACAAGATCGTGGAGAAGTATGCGACCAAGACCCTCCATGCGAGGGGCAAAACGGTCAAGTGGGAGAACCCGCTGATCTCCGACATGGCTATGGCGAACGATCTGGCTGACTGGCTGAGTGAGTATTACACGGCGGGTATCGAATATGAGTACGACACCCGTGGCAACCCGGAGCTGGACGCAAACGACATTGTGTACCAAGAGAACGAGTTCCACGCTGGCATGAAGGTCACGATCTATCGTCACACCATCAATTTTACGCAGAGCTATTCCGGGAAGGTCACAGCTCGAAGGATAGGAGGTTAAGGCTATATGGCATGGGAAACACCGAAAACGGACTGGCATGGCTCCGTGGACGAGACGGGGGTGTACAGCGGCGACAGGTTCAATGCCAAGGACTTCAACCGCATAAAGAACAACCTCGCCTACCTCCGGGAGCTGGCCTTGAAGATGTACGCTTCGTTCAACATCGTATCACTCGGAGCAGATCGCACCCCCAAGGACTTTTTCTATGCTGACGAGATCAATCAGCTTGAGCAGAACTTGGTGACGATCAATAACAACACCCTTCGGAGGTCGTATGGCACGGCCCCTACCTATACAGATAACGGGAACACGATGGACTTTAACGAGTTGAACAGGCTCGAAAGTGCAATCCTCGACCTGTATGACAGGCTGACGAACGAGTCCGAGGGGCGGCGTATGTTTCAGTGGAATTTTGGCACGAAGGGAGGTGTGTTCTAAATGGCTTGGGAAATGTTGCCTACAAACTACCAAGACGCTGTGTGGTCTGGTTTGCGAAAGTACACGCAGATCAATAACGGTGACAACACCGTTTCTTTCCAAGACGTGACGGTCTATACCCATAAGGAAAATTCCTTTTTTGGGGCGAGGGACGCTAACCGCATGAATGAAGCCCTCAATACCATCATGTCGATGGTGAACAACGGCACCGATCTGTACGAGGACTTCCAAAAATACTTCGCAACACAGAAGACTCAGTTTGAGAAAAAGGCCAACGACACGCAGGACGGGTTCACTGTCTATGTGGGGAACCTCAAGACTGAGGGGGATAACTACATATCCGACCTCAAGAAGCGTGGAGACGGGCTGATCTCTCAGATTGAGACAGGGTATTCCTCGGACATTACTCTGTTCAAGGACGCACAGGAGGCGGCGTTCAACGCATGGTTTAGAGCTATGCAGGACGCTCTATCGAAGGACGTTGCTGGCAATCTGCAAAACCAGTGTACCGAGCTGGACGAGCGGTTGAGTCTTCTCGAATACATGACAATTCAGAATGACTTCACGGCACCGCTGGCAACGGACGATCAAGAGATCACGTTGATCGTGGACGAAAACGACAATGCCATTCTTGCAGAATGGACACATAAGGAGGGCTAAAACATGAGTTCCATTAGTATTCAGACAAAGAAGTTCGGGGATTTGGACACGTTGCTTTCTGCAAGTGATGAAGCCACCCTGCTCATTCATGACGGCAAAGCGGTCAAGACCATCACCGTCAAGAACCTCAAGAAAGACCTCACCGACAGGCTGAGTGCCATTGACGGGGTTCTGGCGGCGATCAATGGCACGGGCGCAGGGCCGCACAACGCTATCTACCGGGGCAAGTCTCTCGGCACCAGCGTGTCCCCCGAACAGTACGCCGCTATTGCCGATGGCACCTTCAAGGATTTGTACATCGGTGACTACTGGACGATCAGCGGCAAGGTGTACCGCATTGCGGGGTTTGACTACTTCTACAACTGCGGCGACACCAACTGTACCACCCATCACATCGTTGTGGTGCCGGACAAGAGCCTGTACAACGCTCAAATGCACAAGACCGACAGCGGTGCTTATGAAGCGGGTGCGGCGAACACAACCGAGGGCGGCTACTACGGCTCGGATATGTACAAGACCGGGCTGGACAGCGCCAAGGAGACCATCAAGGCGGCGTTTACGGGCCACATTCTGAAACACCGGGAATATCTGGTGAACGCTGTGACCGCTGGACACCCCTCTGGCGGCGGCTGGTTCGACAGCGAGGTCGAGCTGATGAACGAGAACATGGTCTACGGCACCAACATCTTCCTGCCGAGGGCCAACGGCTCGGAGGTCTACACGCACTATACCGTGTGCAAGGGTCAGCTTCCGCTGTTTGCTCTGCGTCATGATATGATCGGCAACCGGGAGAATTGGTGGCTGAGAGACGTTGTTTCCGCTTCCTATTTCGCCCATGTCGGCAACGATGGCATTGCGACCTACGCCAACGCTTCTAATCCTTTTGGCGTTCGCCCCGCTTTCTGTGTTTCCTAAATCTGCGCCCCCTTGTGGGGCGCAGGAACGGAGGTAATAAAAACTATGTCGGTATTGAAAAGAAATCGGAAAGAGTCTCAATTCGAGGTCTTCCATCATTTGTACAAACTGAGAAAAGAGATCACCGATCTACTGCTCCGGGACTTCGGTTATGACTTCGAGAAATCGGAGAAGCGTCTGAAAAAGATGTTTGGTGACAGAAGCTACGGAGACCTTAACGATACCGAGCGGCACCGCTATGACAGGCTCAGAGAACGGTACGAAGCCTTTGACGAGTGGTTTATTTCGGACGAGCGTCAGACCGTTGTTGACTGCCTGAGGACGATACAGGAAGAAGTCTTTGTGGCGAACAGTATCTACCCGATGTATATGGAAGAACTGATCGAGCGGCGACAACACCAAGACCGGGCAATCGGTCAGTGTATCAGATTGCAACAGGAGCTACAGTACGCCATAGAGACCCTTCCTGTGGACGTGAACACCTACCTCCGTTTCGGGGAAAGCATAAAGCACGAGATCGACCTTATCAAAGGGTGGAGGAAATCAGACAACAAGTTCAAAGGGGCAATCTCTACAACCGCTTCCAATTTCGCCAATGTCAACAACAATGGCAATGCGAACTACAACAACGCTTCTAATCCTAATGGCGTTCGCCCCGATTTCGATACCGCAGTTAAATAGCCACTTGAGCGGTCTGCGGTGAGAGAAAGGAGAGGTTGTCCTTCCGTATGACGGTAAATACCAAACACGACACCACCTATTACGATAGCTGTGGTTATCAGCGTGATATATCCGATGGTAATGCGTTGTATGACGGCATGATAAGAGCCAAGCAAGGGAGTGATTGGAAACCGCAAGTACAGAAGTTTGAAATGAACTATCTGTTTGAGCTATCAAAAATGCAAAGAGAACTCCGTGAGCGAACATTCAGTTTTCTCCCCACATCGGAGTTTATACTTCGAGAGCGTGGGAAAATCCGGGTAGTCAATGGTGAGCAGATACATGATCGTGTTGTGAAGCACTCGCTGTGTGATGAAGTCCTGCTCCCGTCCATAAGAAAGTACCTTATCTATGACAACGGTGCGAGTCTGACGGACAAAGGCATGGACTTCACGAGGAAACGCTTGGTGGCGCACCTTCGTAAATACTACGCACAGCACGGCTCCAACGAGGGATATATCCTTCTAATGGACTTCTCAAAGTTCTACGACAATATCCGTCACGAGGAGCTTTTGAAGCTGTTCCGCAAATACGTCCATGACGATCTCGCCCTCTGGCTCTTGGAGAAGACCATCGAACGAGCAAGAGTCGATGTGTCCTATATGACTGAGGACGAATACGCTCACTGTGAAGACAGCCTGTTCAATTCCCTTGAGTACCAGAAGATTGATAAGAGTCTTCTAACCGGGGAGAAGTTCATGGACAAACACATGAACATAGGCGATCAAGTGGCACAGGTGGCGGGTGTGGCCTACCCGATACCCATAGACAACTACGTCAAGATCGTTCGGGCGGTGAAGTTCTATGCCCGGTATATGGACGATAGTTACGCCATTCACGAGAGCAAGGAGTTCTTGGAAGAACTACTCAAGGAGATCATCGTGATCGCCAAGAGTCTCGGTATTACGGTCAACGAGCGGAAGACCCGGATATGCAAGCTCTCCGATTATTGGAGGTTCCTGCAAATTCAGTATTCCCTCACCGAGACAGGCCGGGTCGTGCAGAAGATCAACCCCAAACGGCTCACGGCAATGCGGCGCAAGATGAAGAAACTGGCCTACATTCTCCCGGAGAAGGACTTTCACGATTGGTTCTATTCTTGGTTCAAAGGTCATGTCAAGTACATGAGCAAGCTACAACGTGAGAACATTTTGGCACTATTCAATCAATTAAAGGAGGTATGCAGAAATGTACACAGTCAAACTCAAGGACGAGACGAAGCTGGAAAGGCTGACTCTCAACGGCAATAACTTCATTGCCGAGACCATCATTGAGGACACGGTGTTTAAGGACAACCTTGAAACCGTGACGATCACGGACGAGGAGACCGGGAAGACTGAGACCTACAAGGACATGGTGCTTATTCAGAACACCAACTACGGGGACGGTCATTCGTGGTTTATCCTCGGTGAGCAGTCCCCGGAGGAAAAGGCAATCACCGATCTGCAAGTCGCCATTGCCGAAGTCTACGAAATGATGTTGGGAGGTGTGTAATCATGGCGAGGATTTATGTGGCGCTCATTCAGAAGGGTCTCAAGACCCTTGAGGACGTTCCGGCACAGCTTCGGGAGGAAGTCAAGAAGCTGTTGGAGGAGAGCTGACATGATGTTCCGGGTCTTTGGACTCTGGTTCATCGTTCTACGCAGGAAGGAGGTGGAAAAGATGGCTGTGATCTACGTTGCGCTGATCGTGAAGGGCAAGCGTACCTTCGCACAGGTTCCTGCTCTTATCAAGGAGCAGGTGAGGGAACTGTTGGTTGACCTCGAACTGGAAGACCTTGCTACCGAGTAAAGGAGCGGGGCCGGGGTATGGGGCCGGACTTCCACGGCCCCTACCCTAAAAAATACATATAAAGGGAGGTGCTACCAATGGTATCACACATTGAACTGATCGTCAGTATCGTTGTCGCTGTGTTTGCCAGTTCTGGATTTTGGGCGTTTCTCACGTTCATCATACAGCGGCGGGACAAGAAGGAAAGTGCGGAGTCCAAGATGATAAAGGGTCTCGGACATGACCGCATTTGCTGGCTCGGACAGTCCTACGTCAAGCGAGGGTACATCACCAAGGACGAGTACGAGAACCTTCACGACTACCTCTATCTCCCGTACAGGGAAATGGGAGGGAACGGTACTGCCGAAAAAATAATGAAAGAGGTAGACAGGCTACCTCTCAAGGAAAAGGAGGAATGAGCTATGAGTAACAGTCCGCTCGTGAACTATACGAAGATTTCCCCTAACAGGTCGAGTCCTCGTAATCACAAGATCGACACCATCACCATTCATTGCGTGGTGGGCCAGTGTTCGGTTGAGACCCTTGGCAACGTCTTCGCCCCTACTTCCCGACAGGCCAGTTCCAACTACGGCGTGGGTGTGGACGGGCGTATCGGTATGTATGTCGAGGAGAAAGACCGCTCGTGGTGCAGTTCTAACGCCGCCAACGACAACCGGGCGATCACCATTGAGGTGGCAAGCGATACCACCGAACCCTACGCCGTCAACTCCAAGGCATACGCCGCTCTGCTCGATCTCGTCACCGACATCTGCAAGCGGAACGGTATCAAGGAGCTGATCTGGTCGTGGAACAAGTCTGAGCGTGTGAACCACACCAACGGCTGTAACATGACCGTCCACCGGGACTACGCCAACAAGTCCTGCCCCGGTACATACCTGTATGAGCGTCACGCTCAGATCGCCGCAGAGGTCAACAAGCGGCTCAAGGCCGCAGAGCCTACCCCGGCCCCTGCTCCTGCTCCCGCCCCTTCCACGGGGCTGTATGCGTCCAAGGTGATCGCTGTCGCCGCTGGCGAGGTAGGCTACCACGAAAAGAAGTCCAACAGCGATCTCGACTCCCCGACAGGGAATACCGGGAGCGGCAATTACACCAAGTACGCTCGTGACTTCGATACCAAGTACCCGAATTGGTACAACGGCAAGAAGAACGGCTTTGCGTGGTGTGATATGTTCGTGGATTGGGTCTTCTTGACGGCCTTTGGGTACGAAGCGGCCCTCAAGCTCCTGTGTCAGCCGGAGAAGTCCTGCGGCGCTGGCTGTACCTATTCCGCTGGCTACTACAAGGCCAAGGGGCAGTTCCATACCAGCGGCCCGAAACCGGGCGATCAGATTTTCTTCGGCACGGGTCTCTCCAACTGCACCCACACGGGTATCGTGGAGAAGGTGGACAGCTCCAAGGTGTACACCATTGAGGGCAACACCTCCGACCAAGTGGCACGGCGCTCCTATTCGCTCGGTGCGAGTAACATCGTGGGGTATGGTCGTCCTGCCTATGACGCTGAGACTGGCGGCTCTACACCCTCTCCTACGCCCTCCACGGGGCTGTACAGGGTGCGGAAGTCGTGGGACGATATGAAGTCCCAAAAGGGTGCTTTCAAGTCTCTGGCGAACGCCAAGGCTTGCGCTGATAAGAACCCCGGCTACTCTGTCTATGACGAGAGCGGCAAGGCGGTCTATCCGACCAGCACTCCGGCCCCTGCTCCGGCCCCGTCCACCACGGTTCCGTATCTGGTGGAAATCAAGGCCACCGATCTCAATATCCGTAAGGGGCCGGGAACCAACTACGCCACCACGGGCAAGTACACCGGGAAGGGCGTGTTTACCATCGTTGAGGAGAAAAGCGGTCAAGGCTCTGTCAAGGGTTGGGGCAAGCTCAAGAGCGGGGCTGGCTGGATTTCTCTGGACTACACCACCAAACTCTAAAGGAGGTACACTACAATGATTAACTGGAAGGTTCGTCTCAAGAACAAGAATTTTTGGCTGACCCTCATTCCCGCCGTTCTCCTGCTCGTACAGGTCGTGGCGGCTGTCTTCGGCTACACCCTCGACTTCACCGAGCTTGACGGCAAGCTGTTGGCGGTGGTGGACGCTCTGTTCGCTGTCCTCACCATTCTCGGTATCGTCAACGACCCGACCACGGAGGGTATCGGCGACTCCAAGCTGGCCTTGACCTACGAGGAGCCGAAGAAAAAGACCGCCGATTAA